GCGTCTTACCTTTTCAGCGTCATCACCAACCGCAATCTGAATACCTTCAGCCATTTTCCGCAACCTCCCGTACCAATTCTTGAATCTTCAGAATTTTCTTAATTTCTGTTTCGGTAAGGGGGGTCTTGTGTAGGGAATCTAAATACTCAACCACCCTCTTTGCATTACCGAGCATACGTTCATCTTTTTTAATTTCGTCGAGTTCATACGACCGCTTCACAGCCTCACGCAGCCGGTCTACCTCTTCATTCAAATAAGATTTAAGGCTGATTCCGTTGTCGGAGATTGAATAAACAAATCTGGTCAACACCTCTCTTTGTTCGTCTTGCAAGTGCCCCGAATACTGCTCATTAAATTTGGTTGCGAACGTCTTGTAAACAAGATTGTCGATAGGCTCCATTGTCTTTTGTTCTGCGGCTTCGGCAGGTTTGGCAATCATTGTCTCCATCAGAGTATCCTCTAAGAGAACCGTTTTCTTAACCGTCGTCGCATCAGAAAACAATTGAGCAATGCTGGCAAGGTTTTTATAGTTTGGCACGAAATTTGCATACACATCGCTACCCAAGCTATGATTGATTTTACGAATCAAGTCGGACTGCTCGTTAAAAATCTTCTTAGAATTTAACTTGGATGCCTGATGGCGTGCCTCAATTATAATTCTTCTAGCCACATCTTGAGTAACTTCCTTTGTTTCATTAATTGCCCTGTACAATTGCAACTCTTGATAGAGTGCGGTATCCTTAGCGTAATGTTTCTTAATGATTTGAGCCACCGCTACTTGTCGCTGCGTGTCCTTGCTCAAAACACATTTTGCCATCTCTTTAATCAACGCTTCAAATAAAAAAGCGGTGTTTCTTTTCTTGTTATGTCGATATCGACCTGTCTTTGTTGTCATCTTCTTTTATTCCCCAAGCTTGCTATCTAAGCCATCAATCAGATTTTGAACTTCCTGAGATGAAAGTTCCCGATTAACTTCCAAAAGAAGTTTTTCATCGTCCTCACCGTAAATAGTTTCTGAAATCCCTTTTGATAAAGAAACTAAGTTACCCAACCCCTTGAAAGTGTTCTGGGTTGTATTCTGTGTGCTATCATACGACCACTTTGAGCGGATGGAGCGTTTGCGGGCTCCCATGTCTCTTGTGTCGTCTGTAACCTTGGTATACATCTTTCCATTTGCGCCGGGGGTGGTATATGTTTCACGCTTTGCTGGTGCTGCCAAGAGGTCACCTGTTTCCGGTTCTTCCTCTTCGCCACCTTCTTCGTCATCTCCACCTAAGCCGCCGAGTCCACCACCGTCGTCGCCACCTCCGAGGTCGTCACCACCCATGTCGCCTCCTTCGCCGCCACCGGCTTCTTCTTCAGATGGCTCATCTTCTTCGGCTGCTTTTTCAAGCTGTGCTTCAAACTTCTTGTCGTAGAACATTTCGCGCTGTACTCGCAGCACCTCTTCTTCAGAGAGAGCAAAGATGTTCCGATAGACCCACTGCTTGGAGAAATATCCTTCTGTTGCGGCTCCAGCCACATCAAATTTTGTGCGGAGATGTTCCAACTCTTGCATGGCAGCAATTTGGGATGGATTGTTCAACTTCAATTGGAAAGCAATAAGGTCATCGCCACGATATCCAAGGGTATAAAGGTGGATAATGCCAATCTTCTCAAGTTCAGCCACCACTGACCGCTGAAGTCTTTGAATTGTACGGGCAAAGCGAATGTCTTTCTGAGCAAGTGTAGTCTTGTCCTCGTCTGCGCCTTCTCCACGCGACAAATATGATTGTGGAACCTTGAGTGCCGCAAACAGCTTATCTCGCAAGTATTTAACATCATCAATATCGCCTGTGTAGCTGCCACCGGGCAATGATTCAATTCTGGAGGATTCTCCACCACGAACAGGAATAAAATAATCCTCATCAATACTCATGGGGTTGTATCGAAGGTCTACCCGTCCAGTGCTGCTGTCCACCACTTGCGAACGCTTCATCTGAGTCATAACCTTCTGCATGTACTGCTCAACATCTTGCGGTGCAATGTTTCCAATATCAATATAGAATGCTCGACGTTCCGGCGAGCGGGTAATACGATAACTCATCATTGCATCTTCAAGAAGGTGCAACTGCCGCCAGATACGACGGGCAGGTTCCAAAATTGAAGTGCCATAGGGCGCGTAGCGGTCGTTCCCCAAGATGCGAAAGTGGGCAACCTGCCAATTCTCAAAAGTCAAGCCAGCAGAATTCCACTGGAATTGTACATAATTTGGATTGGTCGGGTCTTCACCTTCCATCCGCTCGACCTCTGCGACCGGCATAGGCACGAATGACTTAACACCAGTTGTTTCATCAATGTCAATATAAAGAAAGTAATCTCCATATTTGCACATCGTTCGACACCAGCCGTAAAGATTAAAATCAATGTTCAAGACGCTTTTATAAAGCGTCATAAGTGTTGCTTTAATTTCTTCGTTGGTACACTCAATGTTGATAATCGGCTTCAACTCATTGTGGTAGGTCATCTCGTCAGCGTAAATGTCGAGAGCAGATGCAATAATCGGCTCGTACTCCATCTGGTCAAAGTCAACATACCGCTCATTCCTAAGACGGTTGTTCATTGCCTCCGATGTAATCTGCTCAAACGGATTGTAGTGCGTTTTCTGGAATTGCTTCCCAGAAGCAGATACGAATCGTGTTGCGTAATTGTCCAGAGCCTTTCTTCTAAACTTTCTGCGGTTCTGTTGTCTACGATTTACAATAGGACCAGAGAACAACCTTGTAAGCCTCTTGAAGAGTGCCGATTGTTCATTCTTGATATTCTGATTGTTATTGATGTTGTCGTCAGCCATTTATTGTCTACCCCTTAAATAAGCTTGGAAATTCTTTCATTAATTCTTGCGTCTGCTGTGCTTCAGCTTCATACTTTGTACCGCTATATCCTATCATACCTGATATCTTTGTGTTAAGTGTTGAATTTGTTTTTGTCATAGCGTTCATGAAAGCCTTTCTATATTCCGTATCCCTTTGATTGGACACCAACGCCGTATCTCTTACCCAGCAACCGATTGCCATTGACATAACGAGGTCATCATTATATCCTTTCATCGCTTCGGGCTTCCCGTTGTTCCACACAAAGGTTTTTAATTCATTAAATAGTCTTGAAGACCTAACAGTAATTAGGTCGTTCCGAACAAACTCTTCCAGCTTTGCGATAATAAGCGGTCTGGTTTTCATAGAGGTTGTAAATCCCGGCACTGCATTTGACTGGCTTCTGGCAGCATATGACTCAACATATTCATGACTTCCCTTGGTCGAGTAATATAAATTGGCATACTGCATGTCCTCTAATTTCGTTAACACGGCATATCCAACATTGTTATTCTCAACCACTATCATGGCATTGCCGAACTGCTTGCCTGTATCGGAAAGGAACATGGCGTACATGTCTAATTCAACCTTGCCTTGATACTCTGCCACTTGTTTCATCTCTGTAATATCAATAACGTGAAACGCAGAATAATCGCGACCATCGCCACGGGCAACGTCAGCAACAAGCAAATAAGAATGCTCAGGGTCATACTCTTCCCAAAGCCACAAGTTCCTATCGAAGCCCGCTCGGTGTCGCGGGGTTTGGATTACAGCTTCCATTTTTGTAATATCGTCTGGGTGGATGACTGTCTCACCAGACATATTAAAGTTGCACTCCAACTCTTGAGCCACTTGTCTGCGAGACATATTTTTGGTTTCATTTTCAAACCACGCCAAGTCTCTATCTGGATGCACGTCCCAAGGAAGCTTTGTTGGGTAGAAATCGTTTGACTGCTCTTCTGCACCAACATAAGCCTGATGGAACCAGTTTCCAACACCGTTTGGCGTAGACAGCGCAATGCAGCGACCACCTGTTGACAGCGTAGGATACAAACCTGTCCACAATTCTTCAAGCCCTTCGACGTGTGCTGCCTCATCAATTACAAGAAGCGATAGGGCTTCCGAACGACCGGCATCGGCACTAGTAGAGGATGCTTTGATTTGCGAACCGTTGGTTAACTCAAACGATGTGCGGTTATCAACATTGATGCTGGCTATCTTAATCCACTCGGGCAAGTGCCGCATAATATTTTTAACTTTTTTAACAAGGTTGGCTGCTGTACCAAACTTTGTCGCCATGACCAAGACGTTCTTGTCGCGGTGGAATAGCATCATCCAAACAACATA